CGTACCACCGCCACCACCGCCTGGAGGGCCAGGAGGGCCAGTAGGACCAGTAGGACCAGTTGCACCGCTTGTTCCAGAAGTACCCGATGTTCCAGAAGTACCTCTAGTTCCAGAAGAACCTGAAGTACCTGAGCTTCCAGCTGAACCTGAAGTACCTGAGCTTCCAGCTGAACCTGAAGTACCTGAGCTTCCGCTTGAACCTGAAGTACCTGAGCTTCCGCTTGAACCTGAAGTACCTGAAGTACCTCTAGTTCCTGAAGAACCTGAGCTACCGCTTGTTCCAGTAGAACCAGAAGTTCCTGATGAACCGGCTGTTCCAGAAGAACCTGAACTACCGTCACTTCCACTAACTCCACTTATTCCACTTGAGCCTGAAGTACCAGTTGATCCAGAAGTTCCTGAGCTTCCGCTTGAACCTGAAGTACCTGAAGTACCTCGGGTTCCTGAAGAACCTGAGCTTCCTGAAGTTCCTGAGCTACCTGAAGTTCCAGAAGAACCGGCGCTTCCGCTTGATCCTGAAGTTCCTGCAGTTCCAGAAGAACCTGAAGTTCCTGAAGAACCTGCTGACCCGGAAGTTCCGGAAGTTCCAGTAGAACCGCTTGTCCCTGAAGTTCCAGTCGAACCACTTGATCCAGAAGTTCCAGAAGAACCTGAAGTTCCAGAAGAACCTGCTGATCCAGAAGTTCCGGATGAACCACTTGAACCAGAAGTACCAGAGCTTCCTGACGATCCAGATGTACCTGAAGTACCTCTAGTTCCTGAAGATCCTGAGCTACCGCTTGTTCCAGTAGAACCAGAAGTTCCTGCTGAGCCTGAGCTACCGCTTGTTCCAGTAGAGCCTGATGTTCCTGAGCTTCCAGCTGATCCGCTTGTTCCTGAAGAACCGGCTGATCCAGATGAACCGGATGTACCTGAAGTACCTCTAGTTCCTGAAGATCCGCTTGATCCTGAAGTTCCAGCTGAGCCTGAAGTACCGCTTGAACCTGATGTTCCAGATACACCATCAATTCCAGAAGTTCCACTAGAGCCGTTTGAACCTGGAGTACCAGTTGGGCCAGTAGGACCGGCTGCACCGGTTGCTCCGCTTGTTCCTGAGCTTCCAGCTGATCCGCTTGTTCCTGAAGAACCGGCTGATCCAGAAGAACCTGAAGTTCCTGAGCTTCCAGAAGATCCAGATGTACCTGAAGTACCTCTAGTTCCAGAAGAACCTGAGCTACCTGAAGTTCCTGAGCTTCCGCTTGTCCCAGTAGAACCAGAAGTTCCTGAGCTTCCGGCTGAACCTGACGATCCACTAGTTCCTGAAGAACCGGCTGATCCAGAAGAACCAGAAGTTCCTGAGCTACCACTTGTTCCAGTAGAACCGGATGTACCAGAGCTTCCAGCTGATCCTGAAGTTCCTGAAGAGCCGGCTGACCCGCTTGATCCTGAAGTACCAGAAGAACCAGCAGAACCGGAAGATCCGCTTGATCCAGCCGAACCTGATGTTCCGCTACTACCTGATGTACCCGAGCTTCCTGAAGAACCTGATGTCCCGGTAGATCCTGAAGTTCCTGAGCTTCCAGAAGAACCAGCTGATCCGCTTGATCCAGAAGATCCAGAAGAACCTTGTGAACCTGAAGTTCCTGAAGAACCGGCTGATCCTGATGAACCAGATGTTCCTGAACTACCAGAAGAACCTGAAGTTCCACTAGAGCCGGTAGAACCAGAAGTTCCGCTTGAACCTGATGTTCCTGAAGACCCTGCCGAACCTGAAGTTCCAGCTGATCCAGATGATCCACTTGATCCAGAAGAACCTTGTGAACCTGATGTTCCTGAGCTTCCAGCTGAACCGCTTGAACCAGCTGAACCTGATGTTCCTGAGCTTCCGGCAGATCCAGAAGTTCCTGAAGACCCGGCTGAACCAGATGTTCCTGAGCTTCCAGCTGAACCAGATGTTCCTGAGCTTCCAGCTGAGCCGGAAGTTCCTGAGCTTCCTGAAGTACCTGAAGTACCTCTAGTTCCAGAAGAACCTGAGCTGCCGCTTGTTCCTGAGCTACCTGAAGTACCAGTTGAACCTGATGTTCCTGAGCTACCGGAAGTACCAGTTGAACCTGATGTTCCTGAAGAACCTGCTGAACCTGATGTTCCGCTTGATCCAGCTGAACCTGAAGTTCCTGAAGAACCAGAAGTTCCTGAGCTTCCAGCCGAACCTGAGGTTCCACTTGAACCAGCTGATCCTGATGTCCCAGAGCTTCCTGAAGAACCACTAGTTCCTGAAGAACCAACTGACCCTGATGTTCCACTAGAACCGGATGACCCACTAGAGCCTGATGTTCCTGAGCTGCCGGCAGTTCCTGAAGAACCTGAACTTCCAGAAGTACCTGAAGTACCAGTTGAGCCTGATGAACCGGATGTTCCGCTTGAACCTGCAGAACCTGATGTTCCCGAAGACCCTGCAGAACCTGATGTTCCAGCTGATCCAGAAGTACCTGAAGTACCAGTTGAGCCTGACGTACCAGAAGTACCGGTTGAACCTGATGTTCCGCTTGAACCTGCAGAACCTGATGTTCCACTTGAACCTGAAGAACCGGATGAACCTTGTGAACCTGAAGTTCCTGAGCTTCCAGCTGAACCAGAAGATCCTGACGTTCCTGAGCTTCCGCTTGAACCTGAAGTACCGGAAGTACCTCTAGTTCCAGAAGAACCTGAGCTTCCACTTGTTCCAGTAGAACCTGATGTTCCTGACGAACCGGATGTACCGGACACGCCGTCTATACCTGATGTTCCACTAGAACCTGATGTTCCAGTAGAACCTGAAGTTCCTGAGCTACCGCTTGAGCCTGAAGTTCCTGCTGAACCGGAAGTTCCTGAGCTACCTGAAGAACCTGAAGTTCCAGAAGTACCTCTAGTTCCAGAAGAACCTGAGCTTCCAGCTGATCCAGAAGAACCTGAAGTTCCTGAGCTTCCAGCAGAGCCTGAAGTACCAGAAGATCCAGCAGAACCTGAAGTTCCTGAAGAACCTGCTGATCCTGATGTTCCTGAGCTTCCAGCTGATCCGCTTGATCCTGATGTTCCTGAGCTTCCAGAAGAACCTTGTGAACCTGATGTTCCAGACGAACCGGCTGATCCAGAAGAACCAGAAGTTCCTGAGCTTCCAGCTGAACCTGATGTTCCTGAAGAACCAGAAGTACCAGAAGTACCGGCTGATCCAGAAGAACCAGAAGTTCCTGAGCTACCAGAACTACCAGTTGAACCTGATGTTCCTGAGCTACCGGAAGAACCAGCTGATCCTGATGTTCCGCTTGAGCCTGATGATCCGGATGAACCTGCTGATCCTGAAGAACCGCTAGTTCCCGAAGAACCAGCTGAGCCTGAGGTTCCACTTGAACCGCTTGATCCTGAAGTACCTGTTGAGCCAGACGTTCCTGAGCTACCTGATGTCCCAGATGATCCGGTTGAACCAGATGTACCAGAAGATCCTGATGTACCTGATGTTCCTGATGTTCCAGAAGAACCTGTTGAACCTGATGTTCCTGAGCTACCTGAAGTACCGGTCGACCCTGATGTTCCTGAGCTTCCAGATGATCCTGAGGTTCCTGATGAACCGCTTGAACCTGAAGTTCCTGAGCTTCCAGCTGATCCACTTGTTCCAGAAGATCCAGAAGATCCTTGCGAACCTGACGTTCCTGAGCTTCCAGCTGATCCAGAAGTTCCGGATGAACCTGTTGAACCGCTAGTTCCTGATGTACCAGAGGTACCAGATGTACCAGCAGAACCTGAAGTACCTGAGGTTCCTGAAGTACCTCGTGTTCCAGAAGAGCCACTAGAACCGGATGTTCCAGCTGAACCGCTAGTTCCTGAAGAACCTGAGGTTCCCGATACTCCGTCTATACCTGATGTTCCTGAGCTTCCAGTTGAACCGCTTGTTCCAGAAGAACCAGCTGAGCCTGAAGTACCAGAGGTTCCAGTTGAACCTGAAGTACCAGAGGTTCCAGTTGAACCTGACGTACCGGTTGAACCGCTTGATCCAGAAGAACCTGATGTTCCTGAGCTACCTGAAGTACCTGTCGAACCTGAAGTTCCTGAGCTTCCAGTTGAGCCGCTTGTTCCAGAAGAACCTGAAGACCCTGAGCTACCGCTTGTTCCTGAAGTACCTGAAGTACCAGTTGAACCTGATGTTCCTGAGCTTCCAGATGATCCTGAAGTACCTGAGCTTCCGCTTGATCCTGAAGTACCTGATGTTCCACTAGTTCCTGAAGTAAAACCGAATGTTGTTACAATATATGAATAGTGTAGTGTACCTTCAGTATAGAAGTCAATAGTTCTATTTGCGTTGTCGTTGTTATTGACATATATGTCTATAACAATTCTATCTGTAATAACTAACGATGCAGTTGTCACAACCGCATTAAGTTTAATTTCAACTGGTGTTGTGTTATTATTCAACCATCCAAGTTCAACAGAGTCACTAGTAAATAGTAAAGTTTTACTTCCTCCAGTTGAGTTTACCTTAGATACAGTATAGTAAGCCTCTAAATTGTCATTTTGAGCATGTTTAGTAAAGTACAAGTAGCCGTGCCAAATACCATTTGGGATTATCGTAACTGCTGGAAACGCCGGTGCAGTAACAAACGATGAATTTACTAAAACGTTTTGTTGGAGGGCGGTAAAATTTACTGTAGTATTAGATTGAGTAGCGGTTGTGGTTAATCTTCCTAACTCTTTATCACCAGAAATATCACTATTAACTGAATGGTTAAAGAATAAATTAACACCACCGGATAACGCGTCCTGACCACTAGTTCCACTAGTACCTGAAGTACCTGAAGTACCTGAAGTTCCACTAGTACCGCTTGTTCCAGAAGTACCTGAAGTTCCACTTGACCCGGAAGAACCGCTTGATCCACTAGTACCTGAAGTACCTGAAGTGCCTGAAGTTCCGCTTGACCCAGAAGAACCGCTTGATCCACTTGAGCCACTAGAACCGGATGATCCGCTTGTTCCACTTGAGCCACTAGAACCTGATGATCCAGAAGTTCCTGAAGAACCAGCTGATCCAGAAGTTCCGCTTGAACCTGATGTTCCTGATGATCCTGACGAACCAGAAGTACCTGAGCTTCCAGCCGAACCTGATGTTCCAGCCGAACCGCTTGATCCAGCAGAACCTGATGTTCCTGAGCTTCCAGTTGATCCAGAAGTTCCAGAAGATCCTGAAGTTCCAGAAGAACCTGCTGATCCAGAAGTTCCAGAAGAACCTTGTGAACCTGATGTTCCAGAGCTTCCAGCTGAACCTGATGTTCCTGAAGAACCAGCTGAACCTGATGTTCCTGAGCTTCCAGATGATCCTGAGGTTCCTGATGATCCAGAGCTACCACTTGAGCCTGAAGTTCCAGAAGAACCTGAGCTGCCTGACGTTCCTGACGTACCAGTTGAGCCTGAGGTCCCAGAAGAACCTGAGCTACCAGCTGATCCGCTTGAACCTGACGTTCCTGAGCTTCCAGCTGAGCCAGTTGAGCCAGATGTTCCTGACGTACCAGCTGAACCTGAAGTTCCAGAAGAACCTGAGCTGCCTGACGTTCCTGACGTACCAGCTGATCCAGAAGTTCCACTTGAGCCTGATGTTCCAGAGACTCCATCTATTCCTGATGTTCCAGATGAGCCTGACGTTCCAGAAGAACCGGTTGATCCAGACGAACCTGATGTTCCTGACGAACCGGCTGATCCAGAAGATCCTGAGCTTCCAGATGTTCCTGAGGTACCTGAAGTACCAGTTGAACCTGAAGTTCCTGAGCTACCGCTTGAACCTGAAATTCCCGAAGAACCGCTTGAACCTGATGTTCCTGAGCTACCTGAAGTACCAGTTGAACCTGAAGTTCCTGAGCTACCTGATGTTCCGGTTGAGCCCGATGTTCCAGAGGTACCAGTTGAGCCTGAAGTACCTGAAGTTCCTGAGCTACCAGCTGATCCAGAAGTTCCACTTGAGCCTGATGTTCCAGAGGTACCAGTTGAACCTGATGTTCCAGAGGTACCAGTTGAACCTGATGTTCCAGAGGTACCAGTTGAGCCTGAGCTACCTGATGTTCCAGAAGAACCTGAGCTACCTGATGTTCCAGAGCTACCAGCTGAACCGCTTGATCCAGAAGTTCCTGAAGTTCCAGTAGAACCTGAGCTTCCAGAAGAACCTGAAGTTCCAGCTGAACCGCTTGATCCTGAAGTTCCTGATGTACCACCACCAACTATAAGAGATGCGTGGAAAAATGTTTGAGATTTTTGAGCACTTCCAAATACACTAATACTAGTAGGGTCTCCATTAAAGATAGTAAAATCAATGTAATCAGTTGAACCATTCAAATAAATTAATTTATCGTTACCCTGACTTAAACCAATTGTAGTGGTTATCTGATTCTGCCAAATAGCCTCTTGACTATTACCATTCTTACGAATTTGAGTATTGTACTGATTGTTAGTTACTGTACCTGGATTAATTAAAACCTGAAAAGTTACATTATAATATCCCGCAATGGTTGGTGTAAATCTATAAGTTGATGAGTTCCACCAGTTATTTGGGTCAAAATCATCCGAAAATTGAATTACCGTATCAACGTTTGTAGGAATTGTTTGATTAGCCGCCAAGTATCCTTGAACCACATAGTCTGATGCAACTAGACCAGTCGGAGAGGTTCCAGATGTACCAGCAGTTCCGGAAGATCCTGACGAACCTGAAGTTCCAGCTGATCCTGACGAACCTGAAGTTCCAGCTGATCCTGACGAACCTGAAGTTCCTGAGCTTCCTGAAGTACCAGAGCTTCCGCTTGTTCCTGATGTACCGGTCGAGCCTGAAGTTCCAGAAGTACCAGTTGAACCGGATGTTCCTGAAGTTCCAGCTGAACCACTAGAACCTGAAGTTCCTGAGCTTCCTGATGAACCTGAAGTTCCTGATGTACCAGAAGTACCGCTAGTTCCAGAAGAGCCCGATGAACCGGATGTACCAGCTGAACCTGAAGTACCACCTGAGCCTGATGTTCCAGAAGAACCTGATGTTCCAGAGACTCCATCTATTCCTGATGTTCCAGATGATCCTGAAGAACCTGATGTTCCAGAAGTTCCTGAGCTACCTGATGTTCCAGCTGATCCGGACGTTCCGCTTGACCCGCTTGTTCCTGAAGTTCCAGTTGATCCACTTGATCCTGAAGTTCCTGAAGAACCTGATGTTCCTGAAGAACCTGCTGACCCGGATGTTCCTGAAGTTCCAGAGGAACCGGAAGTTCCTGAGCTTCCAGCTGAACCAGAAGAACCTGAGCTACCGGCAGAACCTGAAGTTCCTGAGCTTCCAGCTGAACCACTAGAACCTGAAGTTCCAGAAGTTCCTGAAGTTCCAGTAGAACCGCTTGTCCCTGAAGTACCAGTAGAACCGCTTGATCCGGAAGTTCCAGCTGAACCTGAAGTTCCAGAAGAACCGGCTGAACCTGAAGTTCCTGAAGAACCGGCTGATCCAGAAGTTCCAGAAGAACCTGATGTACCTGATATACCGTCTATTCCTGAAGTACCTGATGAACCGCTAGAACCCGATGTTCCGGACGTTCCAGTAGAACCAGAAGTACCTGACGTTCCAGAAGATCCAGAAGTTCCAGAAGATCCAGCTGAACCTGATGAACCGCTTGATCCAGCAGAGCCTGATGTTCCTGAGCTTCCAGACGATCCAGCCGAGCCGGATGAACCTGAAGTTCCTGAACTTCCAGTTGATCCAGAAGTTCCAGAAGATCCTGAGGTTCCAGAAGATCCTGAAGTTCCAGAAGAACCTGCTGATCCAGAGGTTCCAGAAGAACCTGATGTACCTGAGCTCCCGGTTGAACCAGAAGTACCTGATGTACCAGTTGATCCGCTAGTTCCAGACGAACCTGAGCTTCCAGAAGATCCAGAAGTTCCCGAAGAACCGCTTGTTCCTGAGCTACCAGTTGAACCTGAAGTTCCGCTTGAACCTGAAGTTCCCGATACGCCATCTATTCCTGAAGTTCCTGAAGAACCTGCTGAGCCTGAGCTTCCGCTTGATCCAGCTGATCCTGAAGTTCCCGAAGATCCGGCTGATCCTGATGTTCCTGAGCTTCCGCTTGATCCAGAAGAACCTGCTGTTCCAGAGCTTCCAGAAGAACCTGATGTTCCTGAGCTTCCAGCTGAACCTGATGTTCCTGAGCTTCCGCTTGATCCAGAAGAACCTGCTGAGCCTGAGCTTCCAGCTGAGCCGGCAGAACCACTTGATCCTGAAGTTCCTGATGAACCTTGTGAACCTGATGTTCCAGAGCTTCCAGCTGAACCTGAAGTACCTGAAGAACCAGAGGTTCCCGATACGCCATCTATTCCTGAAGTTCCACTTGAACCTGAAGTTCCTGATGTTCCAGTAGAGCCCGATGTCCCGGATGTTCCAGTAGAGCCAGATGTTCCTGAGCTTCCTGAAGTACCAGATGTTCCAGTAGAACCTGAAGTTCCACTTGAACCTGAAGTTCCTGAGCTTCCAGAGGTTCCTGAGGTACCAGCCGTTCCGCTTGTACCGCTTGTGCCGGATGTTCCATTTGTACCGTTGACTCCGCTAATACCGCTTGAGCCTGATGTTCCTGCGCTTCCAGCTGAACCACTTGAGCCGCTTGTGCCTGAAGAACCAGCTGAACCAGCTGAACCGCTTGATCCAGAAGTTCCGGAAGAACCAGCTGAACCAGAAGAACCTGAAGTGCCTGAGGTACCGGTTGTTCCTGAACTTCCAGCAGAACCGGATGTTCCTGAAGAACCTGAAGTACCTGATACTCCGTCTATTCCAGATGTTCCAGAAGAACCGGATGTACCAGTTGTACCAGAAGAACCTGATGTACCAGAAGTTCCAGACGAACCTGAGGTACCGGCTGAACCTGATGTTCCGCTTGTGCCTGATGTTCCCGAGCTACCACTTGTTCCTGAAGTACCAGTAGAACCGCTTGTACCGCTTGTCCCAGTAGAACCGCTTGTACCGCTTGTCCCAGTAGAACCTGAAGTTCCCGAGCTGCCAGCTGAACCGGAAGTACCTGAAGAACCAGAAGTTCCTGAAACACCATCTATACCTGAAGTTCCTGATGAACCTGAAGATCCAGAGCTACCATTTGATCCGGAAGTTCCACTAGAACCGGCTGAACCGCTTGATCCAGAAGTTCCTGAGCTGCCTGAGCTTCCTGAGCTGCCAGCTGAACCCGAAGTTCCAGAAGAACCTGAAGTTCCAGAGACTCCATCTATTCCTGAAGTTCCTGAAGACCCGGCTGTTCCAGAAGTTCCAGCAGAGCCTGAAGTTCCAGAAGAACCTGAGCTGCCAGCTGAACCAGAAGAACCTGAGCTTCCTGAACTACCTGCTGCGCCTGATGTACCCGAAGAACCTGATGTTCCAGAGACGCCATCTATACCAGAGGTCCCAGCCGAACCGGAGGTTCCAGATGTTCCAGTAGAACCTGAAGTTCCTGAGCTTCCAGCAGTTCCAGATGTTCCTGAGCTGCCGCTTGTACCCGAAGTTCCAGAAGAACCGGCTGTTCCAGAAGTTCCAGAAGAACCGTTAGAGCCAAGTGCACTGCTTAGTGTTGTGCCTATGTAATAAAAACCTCTAATGTACGGATTTACGCTTCCGTAGGCTGAGGTCAAATACGATACCATTGAATCAGATAACAGCAATAGACCATTATCGTAGTTGAATACCCAGCTTACTTCAGAACCAGCATTCGTGGTTGTTGAAATTTGGGTACCGCCTGAGGCTGGGTCTCCATTCCAAAATTCAACAGTCCAACCAATTGAAGGGGCTCCACTTGCCTGTAATATCTTTTGAGGTTGAATCCAGTCAAGAATTTGGGTTGTAATGTCACCGTAAGTAGATGCAGCTACCCAAGTTGAATTTTCTCCAGTAATTACCTGAGTTAAGCGAACCGCTTTACTAGTAGGAGTCAACGAGTAGGCATCTTCAACGATTCCGTCTAGCGGATTACCTGAACCCAATAGAGCAAGAGCAGCAGATTTACTTCCAACTGGGTTTGCTTTGACTTGATCGAATTGAGTTAGGACTCGATCTGCTGAGATATTTGGGTTGAACGCAAATCGCGCCTCATACCAATTATATTCAGAGGCTGCATCGATTACGTTTGCAGCCTGAACCTTAAATACGAGTTTTAACCTTTCATTATCGGTATATCCGGCCATTTATTATTAAATTATTTCAGTAGTAGTATTTTCAACCGCGTCAAGTTGAGCATCATATAACTGTGCTTGATACTCTGCAACCATGACGTTGAATTCATTGATTGACGTTTTGAATACGTTAACCATTTCATCTGACACTTTCATGCTCAATGATACTGACTGCTTTTCTTTATCTATTTTAACTTTTATCTTTTTATCGAAAGTTTTTTCCATTTTAGCTCTTTATTTTTTAGTTGAAGGTAACCGTTATTGTATCGATTCGTATGGTTTGATGACAAATTTGAATTTCAACGTATATTCCATTGGTTGCATTAAATCCTCCAAAAGTACCGTTTATTGTGCTGCCGCTAGACGATCCCAATCTAATTCCTGGAGTGTCAGTTCCGGCAGTACTACCATCGTTAAAAGTACCAAAATCGTATTCTGCTCCATGTAATAAAAGCGGAGGTGATGAGGTTCCTGAATTACCGACGGTTGCTCCAATCTTTCTAACGAATATCTTTAAGTGTTGATTTTGTAAATCACTTAGGGCAGTTCCAACAAAGGTCCCTGAAAATACCATTGAAAAACTTGGAATAGGTACGGTTGATGCGCTTAACGTTGTATAAAATGAACGATAGAAACTTGCATCATTTGAAAAGCCTGTGTAATTCGGATTTCCGCCGCCCTTATCAGGTTTATAAGAAGTTAAGTTTGGAGTTATAGTTCCGTCAGTTAAGTAGTATCGGTCAGGTCTTACTAGAGTTCCACCGACCACGCAAGCCTGTCCATTCACTAAAGGTAAGGTTGAAGACCATGAAGTTGAGTAATTAGATTGTCTACGAAACGTCTCATCATTAAACGTCTCAATGTATTGAGAACTACCTCCTGATATTGTATCAATTAAAATTAGATTAGAGGCAGAGGTTTTCGGCGAGCTTGCTGCCCATGGATCGAATACAGTAGCCGAGGCTGTTCCTGAAACTCCACGATACCTGAAACTACTCGATGGAATTGTCCAATCGGTAACTAAATAACTATCATTAGTATTATCATGATTATTATTCCAACCGGTAAATGTTCCGAAGGATGGAGACCATATTGATTGGGCGATTGTGGAAAGCCCGTAGTTTGCGGCAGTTAACTGAAAATTTGTATTCGCTCCGCCCGCTCGGCCTTGAGTATTTGCATTTATGTTATTGATCTCCGTGACACCCGCCTCAAATTGAGAACCTATCGTGTAGTATTCAACACCACTTATGTGTCTTGTGACAATATTACTTGGAGTAGGTGACTCGATGATTGTTACGCTTGAGCCTGCACCAAATGATGGAGTAGAAGGATTTATATCAATGAATGCATCGGTTTGCGTGTATGAGTAAGTAGTGCCACCGTCCGTTGTTGTATCCGTAGTATGCTCTATCTTTACATGATAACGACCTCCATCCAAACCCAGAGTTCCAGTTGAGCGGAACATTGAATATAGGTCAACGCGTACTCCTACTTGAGCTTTGTACTTTAAACTATCGGTTGCATAGTTTATAACTTCAACTGATATTCCAGCGTTCGCACCGCTTGAAGAAAATACTCCGTTTGCTGTGATCACCGGTGTAGTGAATGTTGCGAGAACAGTAGTTCCATCTCCACTAAATACTTTAACCGTTATCGTGGAGTCTCCGCCGAAGCCTGTGACTGCTGCATTTGTATTGAAGGCTAGAGGCGTACCGTTACTAACTAGGTGAGCCGAGTGGACTCCTCCGGCCCATAGGGCATTTGCACCTCCACCGGTGTAAAAAGGAGTTCCCTCAGTAGTCGGACTACTTATTCTAACATTTGCTCTGGTGATTCCAGATTCAACTACTATTCCATTGGTTGTTCCGTCATTTGTGTTGAAGTGACTTGCATAAGTTGGAGGTGGAATGTAAACATTTATTGTATCTGAGGCAGTTGGGTTTTCATCGGCAAAAACGCCAGTTCCAACAAAATTAACTTTTGCATAGGTTCCAACGAGTACGCCTTCATCGTAGAAATTTAGACCGGATATTCCAGCACTGCCTGTTTGTGGAGAATCATTCCATGAAAGATCACCATTGGCATTAATTACTAAAAATCGGGTCTTGGCATTATCCTGGGTGACCCCGCTGAGGTCAACCTGTTTTATTTTAATTTTGTGAGACATTCAACTAGACTTGCATTTTTCTACTAGAGTTATTTATCAACCCTAAGCCTTAAAACGAGTTAGCCTCTTTTTTCTCTAGCATATAAAATTGCTTCAACATATTTAGCAGAAGCAGTATTCGGGGTAACAAAACTTAGGTCTGCATCGAATGGGCTTGAATTTCGGAAATCTGCTTTATAGAATAGTTCAGTAGATCTTTCTCCGGTTACTCCAGCATTGTGCATAATATTACAGCGCTCGTAATCCGAGATTGATGAAGTTCCCCAGCTAAAGTCTAGTTCTGGAGTAACGATTGTCTGTGCTCCCATTTTCCAGGCTCCCCAAAGAACCGACCACATGTCAGCACACCATTTTTGAACTGGATTATAGGTTTTTAATTCATCAGCTGATAGGTTTTTACGTTCCTCGTTCTCACGATCGGACATGTACTTGTAAAGCACTAATGAATCTTCCTTGACCTCCTGCCAGAAGTCAGCAGTAACTCCTTTCATTAGGTACTGTGCACCACCTGAGCCCTCCTCGTTCTTCTCAACTGTCTCTGGCGGAATTTTTGATAGACTACACAGATCTAGAAAAAGATCCTCAGATTTGCTCTTTATGTAGTTAGCACCGATATAGGAAACCGTATCGCTTAGATACCAATACATATCACTGTGCATTGAATCAAAATCTGGAAGTTGCCTAAAGATGATGTCTGAATCATGATAGAAAACAGTTTCACCACGAAGTTCTGGAAATCTTCTAAAATGTTGTTCTAAAATATCGGGTCTGAGAATCGGAATGTATCCGAAATTATCCTTTACCGTTTTTTCATAGAAAAAGAACCTAACGGTTGGATACTTGGTTGCAAGAGCAAGGCCCTCGTATGATGGATTTCCTGAATAGGCCCAAAGAATTTCAATCCAATTTGGATTGATTCCAAGTTTAATAAAATTATTGATTAGTACTTCAACTTGCCAATGAAAGTACGGATGATCCGGCTGAGCGGACATGAAAATGGTCTTCTTAGTTAACATACTAAATTATACTAAGAAATGGATCGGAGTTTAATCCATATTACTGGTTAGCTTCATTACATGCAGCACAACTAATGTACGATCCGAGAATCGGAGCAAGCCAAGTGGTCGGAGTCGTCGTCGCCATTCCAGTAACTGTGTAGCAGCCTGCTGGATAACCGTCATCTATTCCTGTAAAGTAATATGTCCTTCCAAGTATTGGACTACTTCCATGAGCTGCAAAATCAACAGATAATGTAATTGCCGGATTTGCACAATTAACTATATTAACTTGATCTCCTAGTTCATTTGATGTTGTGGTCGTTGTTGTATCACCTAGTACAGTGGTAGTGGTTGTAGTCTCCTCCTCAGTCGTCGTGGTCGTAGTCTCTTCCTCAGTCGTCGTAGTAGTAGTCGGCTCTTCGGTAGTCGTCGTCGTGGTTGGAGCGGCTGTGGTCGTAGTCGTCGTAGGGGCGGCTGTGGTCGTGCTGGTTGTCGTACTTGTACTAGTTGTGGTCGTAGGAGCTTCCGTTGTCGTAGTCGTCGTACTTGTACTAGTTGTGGTCGTAGGAGCCTCAGTCGTCGTTGTCGTCGTAGGAGCCTCAGTCGTCGTTGTCGTCGTAGGAGCCTCAGTCGTCGTTGTCGTCGTAGGAGCCTCAGTCGTCGTAGTCGTCGTACTTGTACTAGTTGTGGTCGTAGGAGCCTCAGTCGTCGTTGTCGTCGTAGGAGCCTCAGTCGTCGTAGTCGTCGTACTTGTACTAGTTGTGGTCGTAGGAGCCTCAGTCGTCGTAGTCGTCGTACTTGTACTAGTTGTGGTCGTAGGAGCCTCAGTCGTCGTTGTCGTCGTAGGAGCGGCTGTGGTCGTACTTGTTGTCGTACTTGTACTAGTTGTCGTCGTAGGAGCAGCAGTTGTCGTACTAGTTGTCGTACTTGTACTAGTTGTGGTCGTAGGAGCCGTTGTCGTAGTAGTGGTAGGCGTCGCAACTGTGATAAAGTAATCACAACCGAATAGACTAATTATCCAAGTTCCATACGGAGGAGATAGAGGTAATGGACCAATGTCAGTGATACCTCCTCCTGGTGTAACAACCGGATATGAACCGTTAGGTAAGACACTTCCAAGCGGATCAGTTATATCGATTTGACTAGGATGGATAGGCGCAATATCAACTGTGAATAATACTTGGCCGGAATCCGCAAAGTACGTGAAGTTATATGGAGTACAGGTGGTCGTACTTGTGGTAACCGCTGCAGTTGTGGTCGTTGTTGTTGGAGCGGCAGTCGTAGTCGTAGTAGTCGGAGCTACCGTTGTCGTTGTCGTTGTCACTCCATAACTTGTGCAGTTAATTTGAGTTAATACTTGATTATCATAGTCAAAAGCATAACAGAACTCGCAAGTTCCGCCGTCTATTACAACTTTAAATTGTATATTTTGAGTTATTCCGTTTATTGTATAGAGCTCAGGCACAGTTCCTGCATGAACTAGGGTATTATCTACATAGAATTCATAAGAACCTGAAGAGATTCCTTGTATTGCGACGTCTACCCTATCAAAGCTATTGATGGTTGGTGTTATTGTGAATAGGCTACAGTAACTCGTGGTAGTCGTGGTTGTTGCAGCTGCTGTAGTTGTACTCGTAGTTGGAGCAGCCGTTGTGGTTGTGGTCGTCGGAGCCGCAGTCGTCGTGGACGTGGTGGTAGGAGCCGCAGTCGTTGTACTTGTTGTGCTCGTACTTGTTGTCGTAGTCGCAGCCGCAGTTGTGGTCGTTGTCGTTGCACCCAATGCAACGTTAACTGAATATTGACAGCCGCCTGAGGTTGTGAATACGTATGTTCCAAATACTGAACTGATTCCAGCACTTGCATATTCAGTATCAAGACGATTGAATATCCATGACAGGCTTATGTTTACTCCATGCAGGGCAGTTAGATCATAGCTTCCTCCTGAGTTTGGATAGAATGTTACTTGGTATGGTCCACTTGGAGTTCCAACGAAATTAACCGTTGTTGCATTCGAAACGTTTGCAACCGTGTACCAAATAGATCCAGGAGAACACGTTGTGGTTGTTGTAGTTGGAGCTATTGTTGTTGTTAATACTGGTGATATTGTTGTAGTCGATGTAGTGGTTGTTAGAACTTGAGGAATCGCAAAAAACGGACTAAATGAAGTTACTTGAGCGTATATTTTACGAGTTGAGTAGTTCGGGGCATAAGGTCCAGTCAAAACGGTTTCGTCAACGTATGTTCCTCCAACATTATGAAATATTCTAACTGTATTGAATGTAGAAAGACTCATTGATTGCGGCATCGTGAATCCAATAATTGCTCCAATCGCAAGCGGTGTTGTAATATCAAAAGCAAGCGCAGAATTGGTCAAGAAATAACCAGCCGAAAGACCTGCTCCAGTTGGATTAACTGTTGGAATTGGAACCTTACATACTGTTACTGGAGAGCTTTGAGAAACTGGAGTATCGAGTATTACCTCAACTCCAAGCTGATTGTAAAGAGCAGTATCATTCCCAGACGTGACGATTGCGGTTGAGCAAGTAACTCCAGCTGCTCCACAATAAGGATCAGCCGACGAATAGATTAGGGTAACAATGTCGTTTCCGTCTAATCCAAATCCAGCAACTGAGGTATTCCAATAGAGTTCATCGGTTGAATCAATTGCTCCGTAATTTGAGGCAGTTATTCCGCCATCCTTACTAAAATATACTGGAGCAAGTACATCACCATCTCCGACTAGTATTTGCTGGCCGTTAACGAATAGTAAATATTCACTAGTGGTTAACGGAGCAGGCATTGGTAACAGGCCATCTGATACAAGTTGATTATCGCTTGTGATAGTGTTTGGGGTTGCTGATCTAGTAATAGCTGCTCTACACGCTCCACCGCCTCCTCCAGAAAGTAGCGTCCAACCTGTGGCAACTAGGTAACCGTAAAATCCTTCAATTCTGCCACTTTGCGCAGTAATATAAACGATTTCTCCAGGTATGCCAGTTGGAGGAAGTACTCCAAATACTTTAAGTCTTAATCTTCTACCCTCTAGTACATCCTCAACAACAACGTTCTTTGCAGTTATTGCACCAGTAGGATACATGTTTATCACTTCTGGATAAATACCTCCAGATTGTTGAGCACCATAAACAGTTAAACCTTGTCTGATCTTGACTGTGTTTGCGGTGATTCCTTGAATGTCAACGGACACACCAGTAGTCTGATCATAGTTTATTGAAGTCAAAAATTCATCTAAGGCTGTCTTTAATGTGTTAAAATTAAAATTAGACAGGTCGATCACTGAGCTTAAGCTCGTCCCGTTGATGGATTTTATACTTGAAATCTTTACTTGTACTGACATGTCGGTTTACTGTGTTTGGGCTTTTAGTTATTTATCAACTTTGAGTACCCCATCATTATTTTAGGAGTCTCTTACTGCCCTTTGCATTACCGGCAATAATCTCGGTTTTATTATCAACTTCTGAATCTAGGGCAATTACCCCAGATCTCACTATACACTCATTTAGGTTTGCATAAATGATACTCTCTGGAGAACTATTAATGTAGCTTAAGTCAATTCGATTGGCTCCACCTCTCTCAAATAGACAATCGTCTAGATGAGAATATCGGATATCATTGTCGGTTAGGATTCTGCATTCTGCAATTCTAGATGATCTAACTTTGCAGCTGTGTAACATACAATGTGACAGCTCTGCCTCAATCGAACAATTAATAAAATCTAGATCATGTAGTGCAAATCCCTCCTTAATGATTGAGTCCTTGACCTGTACTCTTTTTGAGTCAGTATCGTAATTCAATTTACCCTTTTTCATTTTACCAAAGGTTATTAGATCAAACAGACTTTCTCTTAAGTTATTATAGTTAGACTCAACTATTCTGGGATCGTCCTTTAGGTCAATGTAGAGTTCAATATCTGGAAAATTCTTTATGAAATTTTCATAAGTTTTTAATGCTAGCGTATTATGTCTCTGTAGCTTAATTACATCATTTATCTTTTTTTGCTCCTCAATTGAGTAAGTCGTATTTGCCCTTAGTGTCTCATATAACTTTTCAGACATGTAATTAATTAAATTAGTTGCATCTGCTCTACGCGTTTGGTATTCAGGTCCGCCAGCATATCTAATCTCGAGGTAACCCTCTCTTAGCTTTTCAAAGTTTAGGCCGAAATACTTAGACTGAGGAAACGCAAAGTCCATTGGATTTCCAGGTTTTGCATAAGGCAATGCGTTTTCTGCAATGAATTTATCTTTTGGATAGATGTTGCTAACTGAGTTTTTATAAATCCTCTGAATTCTAGACTTTGCAGAGGGCCACATTTCAAATATCCTTTCCTCATTAAGGGAGAGAATACACTTGAAAACATTTAGATTCTCAAGCTTTTCGGTTAAACCCATATCGAATTCATTGAATGATAAGTTGATGTGAAGTCCAGTGCGATCGGTCGTGAATCCATTTTCATCGATGAAATTCATTACCTTGTACATGATGTGAATTGCTTCAGAATACGGCATTACACCAGTCACAAGCTCATTCATTTTGAATCCGCCAGAAAAGTCCGCTTCAAGTTTGAATTGATCTCTTGTCACAGGTAGTTCCGATCGATACTCGTCGGTCCATACAATATCCTTATTGAGAGCTGTCTTTAATTTCTCAGCAAGCTCCTCCCTTGGAATCGGTGAAAAGAATTCAAACTCAAATCCTAAGTTGACATTGTCGAAGATTTTTGATTTATTTAAGTCTTTGTACATAATATTATTTGTTTATTGAAATGAATGGTACGTTTAATCTTGGTCTAGCATTGTCAATTATTTCAAGCAGAGATTCATCACGAATGAAAAGCTGACTCACTATGAATTCGTGATCTTCTTCTTGAACCATTGTGTTGAATAATCTGATATTAGCAATTGAGTAATTGGCACTAGGTAGGGTCCAATTCTCAGTTGTTTCAAAAGAAAATTGGCCAGTTTTAACAGAATTAGAGTAGACACTTATTAGTCTATTGTAATTCTTTACGTTTGCTGGGTCCTGGCCGAAAGAATAAATGTTAACTTCAAGTTGGCCGTATTGAGCGGATACTGGAATTATTACCGAATACCATTTATCGTATTTTAAAGGTCCGACTGGAAAAGTGTAATTCGTTCCGTTTATATTAACATAAACGGTTGAGGTTGCATCAATTCCATCAATATCTACCAAATTGCAGGTGATGGTCATTCCTTTTTCTTGAAAATTATCGAAACCGTCAATTAATTTTATTGACTGAGATCCTTTGTTAAATTTAACTAGAGCACTGAACGTTATGTTCGGTGTATTAACCGTGGATGCAACTGATTTATAAACTACTGCATTTTCTGACTGTTTGAATTGAAAAACTCCAGTTGAAAATTCCGTAATATCTCGACGATCACTTGCACTAAATCCCAAGTTCTTATAACCTTCAACTGCAACGTATTTTCCAGTAGCTGGATTGTATGAATCCTTAGGACCATTCATTTTAACAGGTAGAGGTTTACCCGAACTACTTATAGTAGAATCGCCAGTATTCAATCGCCTAGCGGTCCAGGCCTTGTAAATTTCGCTATCTTGATATGCATAGATTGTGTACGGTTGACTAGGTGTAAGTTCTTGATCAGCCGATGTTCCGTTAGATACTACCGAATAGTTAACGATTGCTGGTTTAACTCCGCTCATATCATAATAATATTCAATCAATGGAGCATAATTAAACGTGTAGTCCAAAATCTTATTACTTAGGTCCGGATGAATTGATCTGCGGGTCTCATCGAATTTATGGGATATTGTCTTGTATTGTTTCTTATCTAATGCATCCTTCTTTTGAACTTCTGCCGGTTTTCCAAAAAGTTCATCGCTTGACATGATGATGTTATCTAAGAATCGACGATCCTCAGTTTTCATCAACATATCAATGTTTGGGCTAAATTTAGTTAATTGTATTTTCCAATAGAGGGGTTCCATCATGAATCCTCTAAACAGATAAGATCCTTGAATTTCGTACATTCTATTGGTTAATGGAAAGTACATGTAATCTCTTTTACGAGGCTGGGTGTCCGGTCCAAATATTGACTGAAAGTATATGTGATCAATATGAATCTCAAAAGGAATTTCAAAATCCACTCCGAATTCAGTGAAATTTGGTTTGTTATCCGGGAAAGTATTATTAGGCACGACGACCTTAACACATTTGCGATCGGTCGTCTTGAAAAGGGTCCATTCCTTAAATATGAAATCTCCACCGTCTCGGTCAGGTTCAGTTTTAAAGTAGACAACTTCATGGCCGAATAGTTTATTGGTCTGGAAACTAAGTTCCTTTGCAATACCGATTGCTGTACCAACCTCATAGGGTTTAAAGCTCGCTTCTCTTTCCGCAATAATTGCTGGGCATCTTTCGGTTGAACAATAAACGGTTGGTGTGAATAGTGATTCAGCAATGTGGGTGCTGTTTAATCGAAATTTAACTGCATTGACCGTTAATGGTGTAGTTATCTGGTTGTATGTCGTATCATCGTACTCGTACTTTACTTCTATAAAGACTGGTGCATCACCAAAGTCTAGAACAGCAAGTTCGCTTAGGTCAGCTGGTGTGAATGGATACCACAATGACCAATTTCCACGATCAGACGAGTACCTCATCTTACGAATAATGTTTGTTGAGCTTGCACTACCTAGGTCAAGATCCTCGTCAAAGCTAACGATATTGAGTGCACCAGGCACGGGTTCTCCAGTAGAAAAAATTCTGTAATTCTTACTGAAAGTGATGGTGTTTTTCGGAGGCTCCGGAATTACCTTGTAGGTGATTACTTGCATTAAAAAATCCTTTTTGTTATTTATCGCAGCGGATCTAGGTTTTAGCCGTCAAATAAATAATAAGAAAAATCGGGGTACCAATGAAACCTTTAAACCCCAAGCTTGTGCTAGACCCAATGTGGCTCTGCCAAGCGAATTTTGTTGACCTAGAGTATTACACGTACATTCTCTTGGACGCGAAGCAGAAGTATCTCTCAAACTTAGATAGTGACTTTTCCAACTTCTACGAAATAGTCTTTCATTACCTAAATTTAAACACAGTAATAGCTGATAAAAAGGTTTACGATTCACATTTGAATGTGGTCAGGTCACACGAAAAGTTAATGGAAATAGTAACTCAATTGGCCCAGCCCGATGACTCTAATGGTAAGAATATCATTAAGGCATGCTCATCCATCTTGTCTGAAGTAATGGCATCGTATCTAAGAAAACAGATTCCAGTATTAGAACACATTCACTTTCATTTAAACAATAATCAAATACACAAACAGGATGTGATCTATATTGTTAGTAAGTCCACTAAATTAGACAGGTACGAGGTTTACAGATTAAACCTAAAGAGTAAATGCAATTTAGGTTACTCTATCAAAAGAAAGGCGGTATTGGATTTACCAAGTCTAAAGAATTCCGAGTTTAAGTCCCGGCTGCTTGAGGCAAAACCTAACTTGACCGATTTTAATCCTGACCAGAATGTGATAGTCGTTTCAGGCACGGACCATGTTGTTCTGTCTGACGGAATTTGTCTTGCAAAGGACATTATCTTGGTCAATCGTATCATGAAACCCGTCCATGGATTCGATCCTAATGTTCTACTAGATTACAGTCGAATGCTTGAAAAAAAGAAGGCTATTCCATTTAAACTAAAGGCTTAAGTTGCAGTTTCGTACGTAAAGTGACATTGGAATCTGATTAACTTATCCACAATGTTTGCATCTGCTGTATTTCCGGCTGCTGGAATCCATGCTTCATATAGGCAGTCAAGTGCAGTGACTGGACTCAGTCTACTTGTACCAAAAGTTCGGCGCCCGCCGGATGAGGTGAACGCGTTAGTATCTGCAAAATCTCTTTCTCCAAAGAATAGTGCAGCTGGTGAATAGCTGACTGAATAGTCAAAAAATGGTGAACCAGTAACTGTAACTCTGGTATTAACTACGCCGATTCTAATTTCCGACTTTCCAGTTGGATTGATTGGTAACATGTTAGAAACTAGGCCGATTGCTCCGCCTGTTTCAACTCCTCCACCGCTTGCAACTCCCGCGCTAACGGTTAGTGGATTCTGATAGAACGCTGGATAGTGTACGATTGGATAGTTTGGACCTAATCCGAAAGGATTAGGCAAACCGCTCACATTATTGTCGATTTGTAGATTATATGTTCCGGCCAGCACGGTTGAACTAAGCTGGTCAGCGTCAGGATCATACAAAGAGAATGATGTAGAACCGGCGGATGGAGCAACTGCTGCGCCAAACGGTAGAGTAAGCCCTATGGCACAGCTATTAGACCAGTCCTGATTCACATCATACAAGAAATCACAACGGCTTGCATTTGTACCAGCAGTAAAGACCTGAGTCAGTGTATTGACCGAGTTCCATGCTCCGGTGTATAGAGTTGTTATCCAGTTGAAACTTGGATTGATTGCAAAGTTCACCCAACATGTAACCTTTTTTCCGACCTTTACGTATCGAGCATAGGTAACATCGATTGGAATATCACGCCATGTGTAACCTGAGCCTGAGCCAAGAGGCCCGTATAGCCCGACCTGATAAACTGGACCGCCGGCTGTGTAATAAGCTCTAGCAGGTCCGCCTAATGGAGTTCCAGTTCCAGCCGGGCCAGCCGTGTCAGTCATGAGTCGTTTAAATGATGGATTTGTCGTTGCTTGATTTTGTAAGGCTCCGCCATAAAGAACTGGGGTCCACGTGCCTTCTTCGTAATCATCAAGCGTGTTTGCATCGGTTGATACAACTTGAGTTACCGGGAAAGGCAATCCTTGCGCAAGTCGATTATCTCTTACAACGACTGCATTATTTAACGAAATCGTTGACACTGGATTTAAGGTTTGAAGTTTAAGATCTCCGTTTACGGCAGTGACCGTCCAAGCTGTACCAGTACCAGAGGCAAAATCAATTCCATTTGCCTTTAGCGTTGAGGTAACTCCCGAACCCAATACGATATTTTGATTAAAGTTGAAAGTTACTCCACTTGGAGCATCGAAATCAATTGAGTTATTATTAGCTGGATTGAATCCTATTGCAAAGTAATTAACTGTTAAACCTCCTCCAAAGCTTGAGTTTCGCTTAAAAAATAAGCCATCGACGCTGACTCCTGCAGCAACTGCAGTCGACTCGGTATTTGCTAATATGTGCTCATTAGTTAATTTCATTTCAACGGTTCGGCCGACTGATTGTGAAGTGCCAGCCTTGTTGATTAACCAACGGTGCTCGCTATTTCTTCGAGGTGAGAATGATTCAGCAACTTCACTACCGCTTGAGGAAAGATCGTATTCTGCTCGGAGCATGTAGTCTCCTGGATTAGCAGTGGTTCCACCGCTTAATGTGAATCCGCCTAATCGGTACTTTCGGATTCTTAGATTTTCAAAGCTTGGACTAATTAAGAAGTTTTGAGTAGTGATTCCATTGTATGCAGTCGGCAGAGTGTCTAATGAACCTAGTTCAATTTGACCTCTGTAACCCTTTGCACTTGGGTCGGTTTCAAATTCCTTTGCCGCAGATGCCGTGCTATTAAAGAACGAGTAAACTGATAAATTTGAAGTTTGTGGAAATATACTGTCTACTGATGCTGGATAAGTTATGAATTTATGCGGAGCTCCTGAATTCAAAGCTCCTAAACTCGTAAGATCTATTACTGGAGTCCCAGCCAAGGCCTGAACATACGTCTCACAAAGAGAAAATACGGTTAAACTTGGAGCGTACACGTAATATCCGCTGTTATTGGTTAGTCCACCGATTGAGGTACCGCCCTCGTTCGAATAAGTTACGAATTGGCCAGTACTTAATCCGTGACCTGCTGATACGGTTATTTGATTATTTGTTAAACTTACAACGGATGAGCTACTTGCGTTAAATGATACTTCGGTTGATGAATTTAAAATGGCAGCAATGTTTGACCCGACTAGGGATAATGAGCGGGTCTTTAGCTCATTGAAATTATAGAGAACTGTCTGGTAATTTGTTCCTAATCCTGGGATTACAAAGTTAGGGTCAGTACTAGTCACGCTATTAGTTAAATCTAAACCTGCTGTAACTCTAGGTTTTACAACTCTAGACGTGGCTCCCAATCTAACGTAGGGTGAAATATTTGTACCCAAGGCGGCTTGCACTAGTGAATTAAAATCAGTTAGTACTTCCCAACCGTAAATATTCGATCCGCTAGTTGAAACCCGTTTAAGAACTTTGTCAGCTGTGATCAGAATATCGCCTATTGTAATGCCAGCAGGTGCACCAAACGGAGCGCTTGCGGCTGCGGTCGCTGGAGTTGTTCCATAAATGACTGATCCGGTTGGGCCGGCTGGGCCGGTTGGACCGATTGGACCAGCTGGGCCGATTGGACCAGTTAAACCAGTTGGACCAGTTCCACCTATACCAAGTGCAATTAATTGATTGAAGTTGAAGTTTACTTTGTTTGAGACCTCAACTTGACTATCGGTTGCGAATATCTCCTTTAAATTTATAATGACTGCCATTAAATGAATTTAATTTTTATTTTTGGTACTAGTTTTATGCCAGTGTTAGGTTTTATCAAAATCGAGCCTTCGACTAGGTTTGATTTGGTATTATTTATTTTGACATTTCGAACTAGGATATAACCTAGATCTCCAAGCAAATCGTAATCGAGTTGGATGAAATTAACTAAGTTATTAGGTATTGTACTATCATTTAGTGAATAGAACTCGAAACTGTCAATTGAGTACAGTTTAATTAAATTAGTCGAGCAGTATTGAGCTAGATATTGTTCAAAAGTTAGATCGCCAAGAAATTCTGTACTTGTTGTGATTTGTCCACCCGACTCATCTTTAAAGAACTTTTGGAATTCAGAGCGAAGCCCGTTATCTGATAGGTGTTTGGTTATCAAGTCAGATATGTTCAATTTAAAACGAACTTCATTTCCAAAAATTGAGTATTCCAAGTTTGCAGCAGTTGCAGTTGATGTTAAGAAATTTGTGTTAGTTACTTCAAGAGACGTAAATGACTCGATCGTAAAACTATTAGGAACATTGATAAGCTTCGAAACAAATGAATAGTCTTCTGTAACTCGACGGCTTCCTGGAATTCTAGAAAATGAGCTCTTTTGTGAGTACTCAAAGTGGTAGTTGTAGTCCCAACTAGAAGACAAGATATTTAATGAAGTGCGGTCAATTGGAGTTTCGCCAATTAATGGGTACTCGGCTGAATAATTCTGACTATTTTCAAGATCGAGAATTGAGGTTCTTGAATACTTGACAAATTCAAACTCCGGTAATATAAAGAAGTTTTCAACATGCGGATTTAGACATGCGTTTGCGCTAGTCAAGTCATTTTCATTTATTGAAAAGTTGTACTTAAATCCAGCGATTGGTCTAGTTATGATATCGTATTCCCCAGAGTATCGATTAACTGAGTATGCTTGAGAATTAACTTCACTTAGCGTAACTCCGGCAATTTGATTAATTTGCCCAGACTGAACAGCCTCTTGCGAAATTTTTACAATGGTAGATTTTGAAATTTCATCTGCTGTTAATACCTCCATTGAGATCTTTTTAGCATTTAGATTGATACCGTCGGTGTAAGTCTCCCAACTAATAACCTCTTGTGATTTGTCCAATAGCTGAACAAATTTAGCAAACGAAAGATTTCCAAATAATTTTTCAAAGTACTTGACCCCTCCAAATATCTGAAAGTGCTGAGCTTCATCTACCCAGGTCGAAGTAGTTCCATTTGGAATACCTACTTCAGAGTAAGAGAATGAAACGATATCTCCTAAATTAATAGTTGCCGGAATAACAGTCTTAAGAGATTTAGTTGGGATTTGAGTCAAAATGACTAGATTTTGATTTGCTCCAGCTATCCCATCTTCGGTCAATGTAATATTGGATAAGTTTGTTGGAGTTGGCAAAACTGGTATACTTGAAGGGCCGCTAACGTTTTCAATCTGCAAAACAATATTCTTTTGACCAGGTTTTATTACATAAAATGGAGAAAATCCAATATTCGATTGCTCTATTTCTGAGTCAGCGGTTGAGTCGTAGTCTAGCAATCCAACAAGTTCACGAGTTTCAATAGATTCAGGCAATAAGCTAATTGTGCTTACATTGATTCCACTTGTGGATAAGTCAACTCCCCTAGAAAGCTTAATTGTTGAGTATGCGGCTGCCCGGTTATTGTACTTTTTATTTTTTGCAAAATACAAGAAAGAGTGAGTTAGATTAGAAACATCACTAAATTCAATTCTATAATCACCGGATACTGAATCGTAGTAAGACAAATTGTGCTCTACTGAAAATTCATCAACTGCCGTAGAGTTTGAATCAATTGTGCTTGGTACAATCCAGTTAGCTTTGAATAGGACCGCTGTTCCATTAGTGATGCTTGCAGATATTCCACCGCTGACATAAGAGATCGGGATTGTGAAAACTCCAGAAGAGTAAGTAACGGAGGAGGCTACTGAGTAAATAACGTCTTGATAACTTGAATTTGCAATACCGTATGCTATTTTGAATTCGTTGCCACTTTGTAAGATTTGATTTAGTTTGTAACTTTGATCAATTGATCCATTCGTAAAAAATGAAGAACTTGAAGTTGAAATTTGATTAATTGCTAAAGTTCCACCGCTTAATGTATTATTAAAAACTCCTGAACTTGGATCAAGTTGACCTGCACCAGCAGAAGCCGTATTTAGCTTCCAGCTATCTTGGAATTCAGATTGGATTCTAACGCTAGGATACGTTCCTTGATTTAAAATTAATGGCAAAGCCTGAGTAACATTAGCATAGGTCCTTTCTCCTAGGCGATCGCCGTTTGAGATTAGTCCATTATTAACGTCTTCATAAACCCTAGACCCAGTGGAAGCAATTATCGAAGAGTATAGGGCAACTGGAGAACTAGATGGCGAAATTACTGGTGCGTAAACAATATGCACAGTTTCACCCAAGTCTGCTGGAATCAAGGTTGCTCCATTAATTAAGTTCAAGTAGGTTGTTAAACTTGAAACAGTAATCGTTCGATCAATTGAGTATCGAGTAGGCATTTCCCTAAATGTATTATTGAATACGGTAGTTTGATCGATTAGATCACCAGTAGGTATTGACCAATCGGCAGTTAGGATTGTTGAATCTAGCATTGCTTTGTGGCCTATTGCTATCTCAATTAATACTGTAATTGCTTTAGCATTTGTGTTTTCAATCACTCTATACTTTATAGGTTGTCTAGTAACGGTTGGAACCTCCTTGATTGGCTTAACTAGAACGCTGAATTTGTAATCTTCAAATCGAATTGTGTCTACTATTAAATTTCCAAAATCGTCAATTTCATAAAATCTAAATTTAGCACCTTTAAAAGTAGTTTCATACTGTTTGGTGAATTGATTCTTATTTAGAATTGAATACCTAAATTGTGGACGATCAACTTCAAATCCGTCAACTTTTGGAATGTACGTAAAATAGGTTTCAAAATATTGAGATGATGAGGTTAATTGGTTAACATCAATCGGTGAATCAAAATATGAAAAGTTATATCGTGCAAGCTTAGGATCATTTAAGTATCCAAAGTCAGACTCTATATAAAACCATTCATGTGTCATTTTTTCAGGAGTTGGAGAAGTTTCACGATGAGAAGGTCCAAAATTATCCTTTCCGAACATAAGATCAGAGTTTAGTCGATATGGATTATCACGACTGTCAGTTGAATCTTCTAGACCCCACTTAGTTATGTATGGAATTACTCTGCCAGTGGACGCATATTCTTTATTAAAATTTTCAAGGTACACATGGTACTCGCTTGACACATTTCCTAAAACATAACGATCACGATTACTATAGGTCAAACTTTGTTGACTTTGGTATGCATGATCAGCCTTTAGTGCAAACGGTCCACTAAAATCAATCAAGTCATTAGACTCATCATAATATGCTAAATCTAATCTGTCTGGATATACTGTACTGGTCGGATCAATTGTTGTATTTGGTCTCTTTTTTCCGTATATTAAAATTGCATCACCTCTAACCACTGAGTATTTTGATAATTGGTCAGTATTTTGCCAAACTAGTGGACGGGCCGCTGTCCCAACTGAGGCGGCATCATATAATTGACCGTTTATTTCAATATCACCATCTCCTATTATTTGATATGAGTACTTTGTAAAGTCCAATAGTGTAACGTTAGGAGGAATGTAAATGTCTTTATATAGATCAAGTAGTAAATTTCTAGAATATCGAGTTGAGTAAGTTGAGAAATCAAGATCCAGTACTTCAAAAATAGAAAGTACTCCGATTTTGGGTTTAAAAAGCTTTCTGATTTCAATTTTATCGTAATTAACGTTAACTACTTCATCATCAACTAGTTCAAGAGTTGCATAGGTATTGAAGTAATTGATTGCATTTGTTTGGTCCTCATCAGATAGGCCGTTTTTGATTAAATCGACTGCTCTACACACTCGACTAATTTTTGACCAATTTGTATTGGTCTTCACGACTACATCATCAAGCAATGGAGTTAACTTTTCAATGTTTCCAATATCAATGATCGCATGAGGTTTACTTAAAAATCCTCCATCCGCCCAAACTAACGAATTTGTAGACTCGCCATTTATTTTGAAAGTCGATGACGTTGCTGTTATTACCTTAATTTTTAATTCGCCATACGTATCTCCAAATTTTAGAGACTGTATGAATACTGTATCATTGAAAGGCACTGCAAAAATAGATGCATCTCTTAATTCGATTACAACATTGTAAATTGCTTGGGTGATTTGGTTAATATCTAGATCCGCATTAACATATATTCGAGAACCGTAAACTCCTTCAACATACTGAGTTCCGTTAAAGTACCACTTGCTGTTGTTGATCGATGAAACGTATTGGGTCCCTATCGTAGCTGGCGAATATTGTGAGTTAGACGGAGGTACTGCATTCGGATCAAGCGCTGAGAAACTCACAGTTGGAATAGTTGGATAATCTACAGTGTATGCAGTTCCAGTTGGTAAGCTTGAAGGTCCGCCAGTAAAGTAAGATTTCACAAAGACGATTTCATCGTATCTTCCACCTATGTCATTTACATCCAGGCAACTTCCACTAGGGTGGTATATTCTAAGACGGTCTAAATGATCTGGTTTATTAACGAACTGTAACGCAACCGTCGATTTAGTATCAATTGTTGAAACTGAGGCAGTCGGCTGAGAAACTAAATCAGTAGGCCCAAAGAAAGTACCTAGATCAACACTCACATCATCTATTTTAAAAGTTACCAAAGTATCGCTTTGATTCCAGTCATTTGAATTAATTAAATGAAGGTCTCCAGTTTTTCCCTTAATATAAGGAAAGAAGAGAGTTTCAGTTGATGTTCTATTCTGATTAATATCGCTAAGATTTTGGCCAATTGACTTTCCGTTAAGTTTGACACCAGTTGAATTAGTTAAGGTAAGTGAAATATCGTCTGATTGATTGTATCTTACTGGTAAAACCTGATCATTAACTAATGGGTCAAAAATAAGAGTATCGAGCTCAACCCATGGGTCGCTAATTGTTGAGCTTTGCAGTTCAAACTTAATAGGATTGATATTATTGGCAGTTATTGTGAGCTGGACAGATGAAGGAAAATTTATGTATGTGCCGGAAATTGTCAGAACACCGCTGTTGAATGTTACACCAGTGACTGAGATATTTACTGAATCGCTAAATGAAATGTTATTGACTCCCAGATCGTCTAAATTTGTGCCGGTCACTTGCAAACTAAATGTTGAACTAGGAGACAGCGATAGTTGATCTACTGTTTCAACTGCAACTACTTGCTCAGAAGACTCAGCATACATTCGATCTAGGTCAATTTCAAATTCCTCTAGGTCAATATCATTACAATAGAATCCAAAGTATCGGTTGAAGTCATACGGGTCTGACGTAATATCGTCAAACAAGAATTCCATGTTTAAAATTTTAGGATAGACTATTTTGTTTCTTTCGTATCCCAATGTTATGAATTCATCTACTTTTAATAGAGGTAAGGCTCTGCTAAATACTGTACTTAACTGTTCAGGAATTTCAACATACGTACCAGATGAGATTGAGGCGCCTCTATACAAAGAGTATCCATCGATCTTATGGTTGACATACAGAGGTTTTTTGGTGAACATTGGGTTCTTAGCCATGTTCTCCAAGTATTGTCCAATTTTTGAAGTTTTGCCAAGGTCAAAAACTTTTACAATAGTCGAATGTTTAAAAGCTTCGGTTGCAAAGTCTTGAACTGAAATATTTTGCAAAGTCTTTCCTTGGCCCGCTGTGTAGTTTGAAGGTCCAGGTATTTTAAAAATGACAAATTTAGTAGGAACGACTTGGTCTAAATACAGAGGAGCTAAATACGAAAACTTTTCCAAGTATTGTCTACTTGTTAAGTATTTTGCGCCGCTTGTATAAAGGTCAAAATCAAATTGATCTTTGAGATCTTTGGCTACTGCATTCTTACCGATAGTTGAACCAACTTGGTATGCAATAGAGGCTGGCGTTTTACCGTTGTCGTAAAATTTATAGAGATTAACCTCATGGCTTGAATTTTCGTTTATTGCAAATCTCTTGTACTTTTGATTAGCAAGCTGCTCATTTGCATCAATTGAATTAAACCATAAGTCTCCACCAGAATCAACTGTTAACTTAATGTTTGTTGTTAATTTTGGGTTAGTTCGTAATAGTTGAAAGCTTACGTTTCTCTCAGCCAGTTGAGTGTATGTTACCACAAATTTATATTATATTTTAGTCGGCTGCACCAACTGCACTAAATGTTGAAATATCTAGTTGGCTTAGCGGAACAACTACTGCTGTTTCTTTTTCATATTGAGTTCCGACCGTTACGTCAAACGAAAATACTGAGCCTACTGCATAAATGTCAAGTCCAATTTTCTTAGAGTACTTAACGTTCTTTAAGCCAGTTGGGTTAGCTACTCTCCAGCCGCCAACATATCCAAGTTTATCAGATGCTCTGAATTGGAATATCAAAGGAATCTTAATTGAGTTAGTTGCACCAAACGAAAGTTGTTTGGTTGAGCCAGCTGGGCTTAATCCAGCAACAGATACGGCTGAATAAGTAGATGGTGCCATATACAAATATGCACCGCATGTGTACTTACCAACTAAAAACTCATCATTTTTAAGAAATCCACTCTTAATTGGATATTGATTTTCTCTCAAATTTGCAGGAGTTGTAGTTAATGGGCTTGGAGCAACTGGTCGTTGATATGCAGCCTGTTGAAAATACGATGCACTGAATACGTTCGTTCCCTCAGCTTCAGTTATTTCACAATGTATTGCTTGACTGAATGGAAGGTATTTTTGGATTGTGTCAGTAGTAAGATACGATGGTCTAGCTGGTACCCAAGTCGCTTGATTCCAGGCAGTAGTTATTTCCGGATGGCTCTTATGAATACAAAATTCGCTTAATTTACCATTACCATTTGGAGTTGAACCAGTTAAGGTACCGTTCCAAACATTTGCATTAGCAACGGTTGTGTAAGGAGTTGCTGACAAAGTTGGATTAAATGGTACATAATGACCGTGTACATAAGGTACAAAGTTCGATCCTATCTGAAATCCATTGTATGCATAATTTCCGCTTGGAGCATTTACGTATAGGCTTGCAGATTGACCATCTCCTGTATATAAATCACTAGTTAGAGTAATATCCTTGTATCTTGTGTAAATAAATTGACTTTGTACCTGTGATGATTGGTATCCGTCTTTTTGAACAAAATTAGCGAGAGTTTGGTCGGTTGAATTATTGATAGTCAATGGGCATCTATCATATCGTAAATTCTTATGGTAATTTGAAGTAGGGAATGCTGTTGGATTTGAGACATCAGCCGGAACGCCAATTCCACCAGCAAGAGTTGAAATTAATTGTAGTGCAGTTTGCGAGGTATTTTGTAATTGTACAATGTATTGAACAGCTACAACCTTTCCATGCGAATACTGAACTGGAGTTACGCTGGTGTCTTTTATTAGATCTTTATAGTATCCAGCAAACAGCGAGATTGAATCTCCATTTTTTATTTCCTTTTCATTACCCAGTTGGTCAATGATACTCACTTTTAATGCACCTGCTCCAGTAGATATTGAAGTCTGTACAGCCGATAGATCGTCCGAGATTGCCTTTAGCTTTGTGTATAGGTCAACCACATTTCCATCAGTTGCAAAAAATCCGCTTGCAATATCCTCTGACTTATGAGCATAATACTTATCACGAGTTGTGAATGCCGTTGAAAGGTGAATGTCTAATCCTTTTGAATTTAATTCATCTTGAAAGTTTAATCTTGCCTCATCTGCAAATGCCTGTTGAGATACAATCGTAGCGTCTTCAACTGTTTCAATATCCGCTGGAAATTCAACTAGGATACTATCTGACCAATCTGATTCGATCGGTGAATCTGGCCAACCTGCCTCAGACAAACTTTTGATTCTAATTTCAACAACTTCGCCTTTTTTGATTGGCACGTCTAGTTGATTTGAGTTGACTGCATCTGGGTCTGCTAAATTTTCATCGGCCCATTCGTAATAACCGGTTGAAGTATTCAACTTTTTGGTTCTTGCTTTAGATAAGTATTCTCTCCAAGGTGAGAACGCACCAGTTACTTTATTTCCATTAGCATCAACGAATTCTATTTGATCGGCGGTTTTGCTACTGCCGGTCTTGCTTAATGTACGATAGGATATTTTAAATTGAGCTACTGTTTGTAAGCCGTGTAAAGTTTGTCTAGCCTCTGGGATAGCCCAGAATCCTCTAACTCTGTACTCCGGATTAGTTATAAAGCTCGGAGTTGATTTTATTGATGTTGTAATATCTCCAACTAAACTTTGTAAAGTTTTAGAGAGAGTTAATCTACGATCGCCAAAGGTCTTTAAATCTTGTTCAAGTTTTAACTTTTGACCTTCGTTCAATGAAGCATTCGTATTCAAGTTAGCTCTAGTTGAACTAATTTGTTTGTCGAGCTCAGATATTTGTGATGAACTTTGTTCTTTAGCTGAAATTTTTTGCTTGATTGCAAGAGTATTATCTGCATCCTGAATGTGTTGATCTATCTGAACAACTTTGAAATTAGTAGCAGTTGCAACAACTGGATTTGGTTTTTCACCTAACGATGCAGGGAGTTTCTTTTCCTTTGCATAGTTTAAGAAAAGAAGTCCAAAATCGGATACGAAATTTTGATAGAATTGAGTTAGGGTTAACTCTCTACCGTTTTGCATTTCGATAGTTAGGTCATTTGTATAAATTCCAAAGCCTTGAGAATATTGATCAGTCGTAACCGCTAATCGATCACTAATTGGTTTTAGGAAAATTATATCGCGTTCATTGTATCCAACGTTTAGTTGCACAAGAGTAGATCTTTCAAGAATTGGTTTGATTCTTAATTGATCACGACCTATTGCAATTCCGCTTGAACCAAAAACTAATTCAAGTATTATGGTACGAGAGTTAGTGTCTACTGATTTTACACGAAATTCACTATTATCGGTAGCAATTAATTTATCGCCGGCTTTTAAGGTCCTTTCAATCGTTCCGCTTGCAGTATCCCCAGTTAAGCCAGAGTACTGTAACGTCCCTAATCTATATTTACGAACGCTGGCAGTTAGAGTCTGTCCACCTACTATCGCAGTTTCGGTGTCTTCTAAAATGTCAAGAACATCAAATGATCCTCTAACTGTATTTCGGGCCGGTGAAAGTTCTAGATTTGCAGTATCTTCAAAGTACTGAATGCCTCGGTTATTTAGATCTCTAATTACCGCGGAATACGATAAGTTGTTTTTACCTTTATAGGTTGCATCGAAGTACTGAGTATCACTGGCTATTTGAGAGGTGATGATTACTCTAATTACTTCGAATTTATTAATATCCGGATCAGTTGTTATGGTTGACGTATCGATATTAACGTAAAGTAATGGGTTTAAGAATGATTCAAAGAACCAGTTAGTTTTGTAATTAAAGGCTGCAGGTACTGCAACTCCGGTTGAACTTACTCTTTCTAAGTCATCAATTACGGTAGAAATATCCTTTAGTTCAAAGGTTCTTAGATTGCCGTCTTTGTCCTTGACTCCAAGTTGGTTTGCATTACCGCTTAATAGATTATTGAACTTCTCTTCAATGTTTTGAATTTGAGTGTTCAAATAACCAAATGACGGAATATTGTATTTTGTCGTGCTTCCGTCTTGTAAAATTTGAGTGACACTAACTGAGTTAGCCTTAGTTGATAAGGAGGTGTTAAGCTTAAGCAAGAATTCTTGCATGTTGTTAATATCAACTCCAAGCTCTGCTAAGTAATCGGTTAGTGATGATTTATCTGCCATTTAGTTTATCTAATTATTTTATCGACAACGAACGTTAAAGTTTTAGGATCTCTACAAACTATTTCAATAATAGGTTTTCCAGTTCGACCATACGCTGTTGAAAAATCAGCCGCATTCAAAGTTGCAATTATTACGCTGTATTGGCTCCCTGCGTTTACAATGTCCTGTGAATCGGTTTTTATTGTTATTGTGTAAGAATTTGGAATGATTTGAGAATCACAAACGATTTTTAATGATTGACCGGCCCTCCATGCATTCAATGAATCATCTATTAATAAAGTTAAATTACGATCCATCGTCCAAGGAATTGGGTTACCTGATCCGTTAACTTTTAGGTGTCTAATTTGAGTTCCGCCTATTCCTAAACTTTCAGTTCTTGTGCCTAATGTGTTTAAACTAAAATCTGACTCAATTATTTTAGAAAAGGATTGAATGTCTGAATAGAATGTGATTTCTCCAGGAATCCTCTTGTCTAAAAAGACTCCGTATCCTGGTTTAAAAGAGTCAGTATTATATTTTATTTGTAAAGTTGTATTGTTACTTAATATCTCATCA